GTTTCTATGATTGGAATGAACTCCAATTTGATGAAACAATATTTGGAATTTATTACTGACCAACTTTTGGTAAAATTAAATTGTAAGAAAGTATTTAACGTTGAACAACCATTTAAGTTTATGGAACAAATTGCGGTTGAAACGAAAGGTAATTTCTTCGAATCAAGAACAATTGAATACCAAAAGGCTAAATTGGGTGAATCATTAACTTTTACAGAAGATTTTTAATATATGATGTCCTTAAAGATTAAGAAAAGAGACGGTGAGGAGGTTTCATTCAACCCTCAAAAGATTTATAACAGAATAAAGAGAGCCTCAAAAGGTTTGAATGTAAATTCGGATGAAATTTTTATTAAGGTAATAACATCAGTCCCAACCGAAGGATTTGTTTCCACCAAAGAATTGGATAAACTAATTTCAGAAATATCCGCCTCCTATACAGGTAGTCATCACGACTACTCGAGACTTGCCGCAAGTATTGCGGTTACTTCTCACCAAAAAGAAACTAACGAAAGTTTTAGTGAGACGATGATGATGTTGAATGAACAAGGAATCGTCAATGACAAACTTATTGAGTTGATTAAAATGTGGGGGGAAAAAGAAATTGACGATGCGATAGTTCATGAAAATGATTTCACATTTGATTACTTTGGATGGAGATCATTATATGAAATGTATTTGTTAAGAGATAATAACGGTGTTGTGGTTGAGAGACCACAACACATGTATATGAGAGTTGCACTTTGGGTTACAGATTCTTTTGAGGCGGCTTTGGAATACTATAAATCATTATCGAATCAGTTAATATCTAAGGCGACTCCGATAATGATTAATTCGGGAACCAAGATTCCACAACTTGCATCTTGTGTTCTACATTATAATGATGAAGATTCAAGAGATGGTTTGTTGAACAGTTTGAGAGACATTTCAACATATTCCGCTGATGCAGCAGGTATTGGACTTTCAGTTTCAAATATCAGAAGTAAAGAAAGTAGAATTAAAACATCAGGTGGATATGCCGGTGGTGTTTTGAAGTATTTGAAAATTGTTAATGAATCTCTCAGATTCTTTAATCAGCAAGGAAGGAGACCTGGAAGTGCTGCCATTTATATGGAACCTTGGCACAAGGACATTTTTGACTTGTTGGATATTAAGAAGAATACCGGCGCTGAAGAATTGAGAGCTAGAGATTTATTCACCTCAATTTGGATTCCTGACAACTTTATGAGAGCGGTTAAAAATGATACTGACTGGTATTTGTTCTGTCCAAATGATATTAAGAATGCTGGTTTGAAACCACTTCAGGATTGTTATGGTGAAGAATATGAGGCGGTATATGAGCAAGCGGTTCAATTGGGAATCGGTAAGAAAGTGAAAGCCCAAACTGTTTGGAATAAGATTGTTGAATCTCAAATTGAGACTGGTGTTCCATACCTTTGTTCAAAGGATAATGCAAATAAGAAAACCAACCATCAAAATATTGGTGTGATTAAACAATCAAATCTTTGCAATGAGATTTATCAATATACTGATGAAACAACCACGGCTATTTGCACCCTCTCATCTATGGTTCTGAAAAACTACGTTAAGTCGAATGGTAAATTCGATTTTGAATTGTTACATAATGAAACAAGAAAAGTTGTCCGTTCGTTAAACAAAGTGATTGACATCAATTCTTACTCAACCCAAAAAGGGAAAAAAGGAGGATTGGAACAACGAGCAATTGCAATCGGAGTTCAAGGTCTCGCCGATGTGTTCTACTTGATGGATTATGTTTTCACCTCTGAAGATGCAAGAAAACTAAACAAGAACATCTTTGAAACAATCTATCACGGAGCCATCACAGAAAGTATGGAATTGTGTAAGTCAGGGAAATACGAACCTTATAAGTTCTTCAAAGGTTCTCCAATGTCAAAAGGAATATTCCAATTTGATATGTGGGGTGTAAATCAAGATGAACTTATATATGACTGGGAAGGATTAAAAGAAGATGTGATGAAATATGGTATATGTAATTCATTATTTACGGCACAAATGCCTGTTGCTTCTTCAGCAAAAATCACAGGTAGTTTTGAGATGACAGAACCAGCACACTCCGCCTTATTTAATAGACGAGTAGTTGGAGGTGAAATTCTAATCGTGAATAAGTATTTGATTTATGATTTGGAAAAGTTGGGGTTATGGAATGAAGATATTAAGAATGAAATCATTATGAATGATGGGTCAATTCAAAATATTAACTTCAATAATTACTTGGACTCTGAAGATAAGAATTACAATAAGAAAGTTGATAGACTTGAACACATACTTCCAAAGTATAGAACGATTTGGGAAATCTCTCAAAGAGACTTGATTGATATGGCTGCAGATAGAGCTCCATTTGTCGACCAATCACAATCTATGAATATTTACATGGCGAATCCGACTCTATCTAAAATAACATCTTCACACTTCCACGGTTGGCAAAAAGGTTTGAAAACATTATGTTATTATGTGAGAACAAGGGCGGTATCGACTGGTGCTAAACATTTGGCTTTAGATATATCTCAGGTTAAAAACAAACCAAATCAATATATTAATAAAGTTGAACCTTCAGAGAATGTTCAAAAACCGGAAGAATCTCCATTTGAATGTTTTGGTTGTAGTTCTTAATGATAATAAAACTTAAATTATTCGATAATCACGACAGAATCACGACATTCTGTCGTGATTTTCTTTTTGTGTGTATTTATATTATAAAATAAACTATGGCTGCAGGTAGAACATATGGTATTAATTTCCCATTTAGAGATTCAACTCAAGGGGATTATTTACAACTTACTGAAACCCAAGCGGCGGAAATAAAGGCGGATTTGATTCATTTATTATTAACTCGTAAAGGTTCTAGATATTATCTACCTGATTTTGGGACTAGATTATATGAGTTTTTATTTGAACCATTTGACGGACTAACATTTAGTGCTATTGAATCGGATATAAGAGATGCGGTTGAGAAATATTTACCAAATTTATTGTTAAATAGTATTACGATTTCACCGGCAGATACAACTGTTGAATCAGATAGTCAAAATAAAGAAAATATTGCAGGACCTAGTGATATAAGTATTTACAGATTTCCAGGAAAAGGAACATCCGAATATACTGCAAAAATAAAAATAGATTATTCCACTAGTAATAGCACCTTCGCTCAAAGCGATTTTGTGATTATAAATATATAAAGTTTATGGCAAATAGAAGTATTTCATATACAACGAGAGATTATCAAGCAATCAGAACTGAACTTGTAAATTATGTAAGAACCTATTATCCTGAATTGATTCAGGATTTTAATGATGCTTCTGTTTTCTCAGTTTTTTTAGACTTAAATGCCGCAGTTGCGGACAACTTACACTATCATATTGATAGAAGTATTCAAGAGACAGTTCTTCAGTATGCGCAACAAAAATCATCAATATATAACATAGCAAGAACGTATGGTTTAAAAATACCTGGACAACGACCATCAGTGGCGTTGGTTGATTTTTCTATCACAGTTCCTGCGTTTGGAGATAAAGAAGATGAAAGATATTTGGGTGTTTTAGCGAGAGGTTCACAAGTTGTTGGTGCGGGTATTGTTTTTGAGAATGTAACTGATGTTGATTTTGCATCACCTTATAACTCACAAGGGTTTCCAAATAGATTAAAGATTCCAAACTTTAATGCTAATGGTGTTTTAGTTAATTATACAATCACTAAACGAGAAGTTGTTGTAAACGGTATTACAAAAGTTTTCAAAAAGGTAATAACTCCTAATGATGTTAGACCTTTTTATGAATTATTTTTACCTGAAAAAAATGTTCTCGGTATAACTAGTGTGTTATTGAAAAGTGGAACTGATTATACCAATATACCTACGGTTGCAGAATTTCTTGGTGCTCAAAACAGATGGTATGAGGTTGATGCACTTGCTGAAGATAGAATATTTGTGGAGGACCCAACAAAAGTTTCCGACCAACCAGGAATAAAAGTTGGAAGATATATTCAAACTCAAAATAGATTTATAAGTGAATTTACACCTGAAGGATTTAAAAAGATGACTTTTGGTGGTGGAACAAATACCGCGCAAGATGCGTTAAATCAATTTACAACATTAGGGGTTACTTTAGACCTACAAAGATATTCAAACAACTTTTCTTTAGGTTCCACATTAACACCAAACTCAACTTTGTTTGTTCAATATAGAGTTGGGGGAGGATTGGCATCAAATCTTGGAACTAATGTAATTAATTCAATTGGAACTATTTCTTTCTTTGTAAACGGACCTTCAGAGTTAACCAACTCTTCAGTGGTAAATTCTTTGAGATGTAATAATGTAACTGCAGCAATTGGAGGAGCGGGAGTTCCTTCATTGGAAGAAGTTAGAAATTATGTCTCCTTCAACTTTGCTGCACAAAAAAGAGCGGTTACAGTTCAAGATTACGAGGCGTTGTTGAGAACTATGCCATCAGAATTCGGAGCACCTGCAAAAGTATCAATTACTGAAAATAATAATAAGATAATCATTCAAATGTTATCTTATGACACATCAGGTAGATTAACACCAATAATCTCAAACACACTAAAACAAAACGTTGCAACATACTTATCTAACTATCGTATGTTGAATGACTATATTTCAATTATTTCTGCGGATGTAATAGACTTGAGTTTTGAAATTTCAATTGTATTGGATTCTGCACAAAATTCAGGGCAAGTAATTGCTAGTGTAATTGATAGGGTTTCTACTTATATGGATCCAGCAAATAGACAATTAGGTCAAAATGTTAATTTGTCAGAATTAAAAAGTATCGTTCAAAATCAAAATGGGGTTCTTAGTGTTGCTGGATTGAACATATATAATAATGTTGGAGGACAATACTCATCTGCGGAAACCTCAATGGAGTATTCAAATCCTGAAACGAGACAAATACAACCAGTTGATGATACTCTATTTGCACAACCATCACAAGTTTATCAAATTAGGTATCCATCTAAAGATATTAAAATATCTGTCAAGAATTTCCAGTCAATAACATTTACATAATATCATCGTTAAATTCACTTACAAATAGTTTGAATTATTATTACTTGGTATAACTTGAAAAAGTTTGCCTAAACTATTTATAAATTAAAGTATATAATGGGTGATTCTTATAGAATAAGAACACAAGTTGGTATAAATAAAACAATCAATCTACAACTTGAACAAGAATATGAATTCTTGGAGATATTATCGCTTAAAATCCAGCAATCGGAAATATATAATAGAAATTGTGCGGATTATGGAGTTGTGGTTGGTAGAGTGGTTGCTAACGGAGGATTAGGAATTCCAAACGCGAAAGTTTCAATATTCATTCCGGTTGACTCAGTTGATGAATCTAATCCAATAATACAAAGTATATATCCTTACAAATCACCTACGGATAAAAATGAAGATGGTTATAGATATAATTTATTACCATATGAAAAATCTTACTCTACACATGCTGCAACAGGAACATTTCCATCACGACTTGATTCGTTAACAGGTGATACTGCGGTTGAAATTTTTGACAAATACTATAAGTTAACTGCGAAGACAAATTTTAGTGGGGATTATATGATTATGGGTGTTCCACTTGGATATCAGACTGTTGTAATGGATGTGGACTTGTCTGATATTGGGGAATATTCTTTAACACCACAGGATTTGATTAATATGGGTTTAGCAACTGAAACCCAAGTTAGTGGTAGTGTGTTCAAAACTTCAACAGACTTGAATTCTTTACCACAAATCATTAATTTGACCAAATCAATTGACATATCACCTTTTTGGGGGGATCCGGCAATTTGTCAAATTGCGGTTAATAGATTGGACTTTGATTTGAGAAATGAGGCAAACATTGAGATTAGACCGACCTCAATTTTTATGGGGTCAATTTACTCATCACCAGATAAAGTTTCAGTAAAACCCGGTGCAAGTATATTTGGAATACAAATTACTCCTGCTAGACCTAATCCAAATTTAGGTAATCTTTGTCAACTAACGACAGGACCTGGTCAAATATTGGCAATTAGACAGACTATCCAACAGGATAATGAGGGTAATCCAATACTTGAGGAATATAGATTGCAAAATTCAGGAAATGTAATTGATACAGATGGAACTTGGGTTGTTGAGTTACCAATGAATCTTGACTATTATGTCACTAATGAATTTGGTGAAAAGGTAATTTCTTTTGACCCTACTATCGGTATTCCTACGAAGGCAAAATATAGGTTTAAAATTAAGTGGTCTCAACCACCAAGTGTTACTCAACAAAATAGGAGGGCGTATTTTTTAGTTCCTAATGTCAAAGAATATGGGTGGTTAAATCCAAATACTGACCCGAACACGTTTAATAATACTGACCCAATATTGGGGAGTTCATATTATTTTGGTTTAGATTGGTCAGGATATACTAATGGTTTTTTTGGACAAAGAAAAGTTGATAGGACAAATGAAATAATAAATTGTGAGGATACATTTTATGAATTTATTTATAATAAAGTTTATACAGTATCATCATTCATAGATGAATATGGCGCGCAAGTTGGAGGTGGGTTTATAGGTATTAAACAAATTCAAAATGACGATTGTAAAGGTAATGTTAATACATTCCCCGTCAATGATGGAGTGGCGAATTCCTCTACAATTGCTAATTTATTTTCAACTTTCTTACAACTATTTTCAATAACGTTTATAGTTCTGTTAATTGTAATGCATATTGTATTCTCGGCACTATACATAATAACCTTTGTCTTATGTGGTATATGTAATACGGAAATTCCAATTATAAAGGTAAAACCTTTTAAGTTTTTATGTTTTGGATTGAATTGTAATAGTTTAAGATTTGTTTTAAAATTACCTATGATTTCATATCCGTCTTGTAGTTCTTGTGATTGTGGGAGCACCTCATTAATAAATGAATCGGCAGGGTCTGGAACAAATGGTGTTTTATCATTTCTATCTGAATATAACATTTATTTAAATCCAATAAGTGATTATTTAGTGGCGACAAATTCTGTTGCATTAGAAGATATAGATTCTGCTTCTTTTATTTTATCTCAAGCATTAGCGGGTAATAATAATACAAATGAGGATGAAGGATTATTTAAAACTCCTAAATCAGATGCTATTAAGTTTTTAGAGACTGACGACAATCATATGGCGTTTTCTAGTTCTTTACCTTTGGGAGAAAGGATTAATATATTTAACGGAAGAAAATCTTATTTTGATGGTATAAACAAAATAGGGGTAACATTCGCGGATAAATATAATTCAGGTAAAATACATTATGATAATACAATTACAGTTTTATCAAATGTTAGTTATCAATCAGGTGATTTATTAACTGCGGTAAATCCTACTACTAGTGACGATCTTAACTATAAAAAAACTTTTACAACGAATAGTGGGACAACTTACGGGATTACGGGGACTACAATAGCATCACCAACAACTATTAGTGTTTCATATGCGACATCACAGTTACAAAACTCAAGTCCCGTAATGTATGATTTACCTACTGGATCAACAGTAGATAGACAAATCTATCCTATGGATAGAGAATATTACCAAGTAGTTACTGCAATTACAGTATCAGAAGCGGCTTTGATATGGAACACCGGAAATACTCAAACGTTCCCAAATATATTAAATGAGGAATCAACCATTAAACTGGTAAGAAATGATGTTCTAACAGTTGGATATATCCCATCAAAAACATTCTCATTTAATCCATTGCAATATTTTGAAGGATATCAGAATCAATATATATTAATATTACAAAGAGGTGTTGACCCATACTCACCAAAATATGAAAACAAATATCAAATTGGGACTATTTTTGGTAGAAATATGGGTGACATAACAATCACCGCAAATACTAGAGTTAATATACCAATACAAAAATTAAGTGGAGTTTCACCTAAGTTGTCGGTTCAAAAGTTCAATCAGAGTGAGATGTTTTATCCATCTTATTTTTTCACACCTGGTAGTGAATACTCAGGATTTTCAACCACAACGTTAGGATATTATGGTGCGTTAGAGGCGGGATATAGTGCGAATGATGCTAGTGATTATCTAACATCATATGGTTTTAATGGAGTGGTTGGATATGTATCAGACACTTGGAATGTATTTTACGATTCAAACAGTAGTGCAATAAAATATGATTTGGCTGAAGATTTGAGTGGTGGTTCATTTATGTTTTCTTCACGAGGTCAGACTGCTTTTGCATTCCCTTCTTTTGGTTTTTATTACTCTAATTTAAACTATCTATATTTCACACCAAATGCGTATTTGTATTATAAAGATAACCCGATAAGTTTACCTGATAAAACTAAAAATGTAGTTAGAACTGACAGATTACCATCATCAGACCAATTGAACGGACAAAGTTGGGAAACAAATCCAGCTCTTTTACAACAGAATAATAATTTTGCATTATATGTATTAGGGGAAATTGGAGATGATGGAAGTTTTCCATCGTTTTCATTTAATACTGGAATTGATCCAGTTAATATTGCGGGATTACCTGATGCGATAACAGTAACTGATAGTTTTGAATGTGGTGGTATGGTTGACCTAAATTGTTATAGTGGACAAGGTAGCACTTTTGGTATTAAAGAACAATGTCAGAATAAAGAAGATACGGGCATTTTTTCTGATATTGGTGATGCCGTTGTTAATGGGTGTTACATTTTTGTTAGAAGACCAATACTTGATTTATTTAAAGATATTGACCAATTTGCTGAGTGGTTGACAAGATACGATTTTATGTATGGAGTATGTAGAGATGTTATCAGTGAAGTATTTACCAACAACTGGATTAATGGGTCATTATTTACATTTCCAATTAGGGTGAATGCATATTATAACTTTAATAATCAACCAATATACAAATACCCAAAGGAGTTAATTTATTATGATACTAAAACATTCAATTTTTATTATAGGAGTTCTCCTTTCAATGACACCACAAATAAATTTATAGGTCAAGGAGATGTTGATAGTAAAAATCTTCTATTTCCGACAACCATAGTTGATTTGGGGATGAAGAGTTCTTTTTATCAAGAAATAATTTTTGACCCGTATACTAAATCTTTCATAATACCTTTTATTGATAGCACTTCATATGGTGATAATTCGGATATAGTTAACTTTTATGTAATATCAAAATTGTTAACTACAAGTTTTTGGACAGAATTGTCCGTAGGTGCTATCGGGTTGAATTCACCTCCTTGGACTAAATTATTTAATCGTTTTGGGATTCCAGGATATGGAAGAATTGATGGTAGTGCTGCTCAATTATTTTCTATAAATTCAGAAGTTGGTGTTATTAAATTTTCATCAGAATTTTATTCTGCTGAAGAAAACCCATCACCAACACAAATTTATTATTTTCCGTCTAGTGGAAGTGGAGATAAAGGTTCGGCGATTGGAATCTTTTTTTCATCTAGTACAGTGGACTTACAAGTAAGAGATTATCTAACTCCTGGTAGTATAAATTTCGCATCTAATAATAGCACAACATCATTCCAGTTCAATTACGGGATTAAATCCCAAAAAGTTCCATTTTTCAAATGGAGTTTGGGAAATGGAAACACTATTTTTGGAACAAATACAAATAATTGGGATACAAACTCGGAAAGTATTGTTGCGGATTACTACCAATCCTTAGATAGAACGGTTCCAAAAATACCGGGATATTTTCAAAGCACAACAATTCCGCAAAATAATAGTAGTTTGAGAAGAGGTTATATTTTTAGCACGGATGCGAATGGTCAATATTCAGGACAAGCGGCGTTAACTGATAATTTCATAGTAGGTGCTCCGTTCCAATTTTACTTCGGAATTAAACAAGGTGCTACCGCTATGGATAAATTCAAACAAAAGTATTTGTCTGATGAATAAATATACAATCATACCGAGTAATTTATCCTATAAGTCAGCACCAATTGTTGACCAAGAATTAAATATTAATCTTGATGCTCAAGTTCAGGAATTAGTCGAATATGATAGGAGTGCAACCATAAGTTTAGCTCAAGTTTTTGATGATGAAAGACAGGCTAGTACAACGTTTAGACCAACATTTAAGGTTAATTATTTATATGCAAATGGTATAACAGGGACTACGGACTACCTTCCATTTCAATATAACCTATATTACATAGACCCAATTGAATCAAAAATTAGTAATGTGTGGAGAGGATTCCCACAATATTATGAGTTTGATTTTTTTAGACCGAATATTTCAGACCAACATTTGGATTACAGAAGTGCTAGCGCATATAGTTACAATTGGAATTATTATATGACCTATCCTTATACGAATGATGAAAATAAAAAAATGTCATATTCATCTGCTCAAATTGGGAACATTAATTGGGTTGCTAAGGACGGAATACCTTTTTCATTATTAAATTCAGTTTTGAATGGAAAACCGGTAATACAGTTTCAATGTATAGCGCCTCACGGATTAACCGTTGGAGAGTATGTCGAACTTTCTTTCCCATATTCAAACACTAATATATTTCAAGTGTATAGTTTGGGTAATGGAATGTTTGATAGTGAAGAAAATATATTCACAATTTTAAATTATGGTTACACTGGAAATACATTTAGTAATGGGAAAACAGGAACATTCAGGCGGGTTATTAATCCTAGTAATTTAAGTGAAACTAGATCTAAATATTATGTTCGTAAACATAGAGTTTTAACTAATGTTGGGGATGTTACAGTAATAAAAAATGGTTTTGAATTGAATCCATTTAAGGATGAAAAAAAATATGAATTTGCACCGATAACACCTAATGGACGTTCAAGAATATCTCAAAAAACGAGTTCAAACTCTTATAATTTTACCGTTGAGAAAGATATAGATTTGGCTGGATTATTGGATAATCAAAACAGACCAGTTAGTGAGTTATTTTTAACCATAATTAATAGAGGATACACAGGGTATTTTAATTATCCAAATGGTAATGTTGGACTCAAACAAGGTTGGGCTTTTAATATCACAAGTTCACCAAATTCTTGGTGGGATGAAACAAATGTGAATTCAAATAGTAGTATTGGGGTAAAATCTTATACTAAAACGAATGGTGTTACAAAAACATTTTATTACAACGAAGATTTAAAGGAAGGTGATTTAGTGGATGGTGACCTTTGTGAATGGAATGACTATGAACAAATAGAAAGAGTAGTTTCGAGTTATTACCAAAAAATAAAGTTTAACCAAAACGTTTTCCAAACAACATCTATACCTGATACAAATAGTCCGGGGTATTATTATATGCCTCACAATAAATTGATAATCAGAGTTTTTTCAGATTATATCGAAACTGGGAATCCTGAAAATGTTTTAAATATTCCTAACTATGCATATTACTCCCAATCAGATGGTGATTTCAGGTGGAGAGATTTATATACGTATGGGTTTATAGATAATTTAGGGAGAGGGGTTGATTATCCTTATTTGAATAATGCTCATTACCCATTTTCAAATGTTGTATTTAGACTAATTCCTGAAGGATATAATCAAAGTTATAACTTGGGTATGGATATAGTAATTAAACCTTTAATTGATGGATGTGAATAAAGTAGTTATCAGACAAGATGCATTTACGGATAAAACCTTAAATATACCTATTGAGTTGAAATGGGACTTAACAGGTGTTGATGACGCTTTAGATGAATTTGAGTTTGGTGTAGTTAATGAAGTTATAGGTAGGGGATATGATTTTGAGGTAAGTAGATTCGCTCACGCACCTGAAACAGGTTCAACAATGAATACAGAACTTAATTACGAGTTTTATTTTTATTCTGGTGGGTCAACAAACAACATTAATAATTGGAGTGACAATTATATTGCCGAAGGATTTTCACCACAAGAAATATATTACTATTCTAATAATTTTTCTAACTCTTTTTTCAAGTTGGATTTATATGATACATTAGATGAAAAACGACAAAAGAGTTACATAACAATTATACTTCCAACACAACAAGGTTTAAAGATGTCTGCTAACATGCAGACACAAATTGTTGAGATTAAAAAACCAAAATTTGTTTTGGATTATATTGGAGATAAAGAAGGATTTTTTATTTATTGGTTAAAGAGTAGGGACTTTTTAGATATTACTACTTTTTATATGACGGCAAAATTCTTTAATGCTAGTAATGGACAATTTACCAAAATGATGGCGGGTCGATATCCGTGTGACCAAAGTAATTTACCAATATCTTTACGAGATACAACAAATCCATCACAAGGATGTTTTGCGGGTAATACAACAAAATTCGATAACGCAAAACATTTTTATTATACGGTTAATTTGGATTATGAGACACAAACATATCAAATATCTAATTCAAATGGTCAAAGAGTAGGGACAACAATACCCATAAAATGGTTTCAATATGTAAATCCATAATGAATCAAGATTATTACAGATTTATTGTATCTCCCGAAACAATAAAAGGGGATTTATCCGTTGTTGATTATGACGGTCAAGAGGTTGGAGTTTATTCTGCAATGACTCAAGTTGTTAGTTCAGGACCTAATGGAAGTTCTACTTTAACAGGTCTAACCGTCAATATTCTTTTAAGAGAAAATTATGTTGACTGTGGATATTACTCACCATTCGATGGGGCTATATTACAAAAAGATGTTGTTGCAAACTTTATTTTTTCTTCTACTACGGATAATCCATATACATATTATGTATTCAATACATCGAACGAGTTCCAAACTTTTTCACAATTATCTTTATATAACATAAATTGGGGTGATGGGTCACCTATACAAAATATTACAACATTTACTCCCAATTACATATCCCATATGTATCCTCAATCTAATAGAACCTATACAATAACCTTACAACAACAAAATCCTTGGGGAATAGTTAGAGTAGAAAAAACAATAACAACACCATTTGTTGAGGTTGATATAACCAATCCTAATGGAACTGCGTATTTTATTCCTTTGGGTGGAAGTTGGTCAGCGACTCCAATATCATATAATTACATTTTTTCAGGTGATGCGGTAAATGTTGTGTCGGCGCAAACTTCAAATAATTTTGTAAGTATTCCATTTACTATATCAGGATTAACAAAATCGAGAGTTAATGAATTGGCACAATATGGTAAACCAAAATATCAAGTTGGTGTCCCTGTAATTGCAAATGGTCAAATTTGGGGCGCGATTACGGATATGAATGAAATTTTCACAGCCTATACAATTAATCAAGTTAATTATTATGATTATAGCAATGGTATAACAATTTTCTTTGAACCATCTTCAGGATTTACCGAAAATAATCTTACGGCAGTTCCTATCACAAAGGAGGAAGTTTTATTGAAAGTTATTGACCAACCACAAATTCAAACAAATGTTTTTGTAGAGAGAGGTAAAAATAGTGCGTATGAAAGAATACAAAGATTAGGTGAGGTTGACAATATTGGAGATATGTTAAATTATGGTTATGGATTCTTTAATATTGAAAACAAGGAATAAACTATTTATTAAAAAACAAATCGCATGAGTGTTGGAACTTATGGAACAATTAGACCCAGTGATGTTTCTCCGAGTGATGTCGAAATTATTATGACATACACACCTACGAGAGATGCAA